TGTTCCGCCATGGCCCCCCGTTCCCGGTTTGCAGAGCGCGAAAAAAGTAGCCATGAAAGACATCGAGTTTTATCTGGCTGATTTAAGCGCCACGGCCACCGCAAAAGAAAATGCCGACATCGCTGTGACCACAAGCAAGGCCGTTCAAGTGAAAGAGTGTCTGGAGTTGTCCATGCAGCTCTATACCATGAGCAGTCTTTTGGAAACATACTATTCTCAAAATTATGACCCCGATTTCATTCGTTATATCGAAACTGATGTTTCCACCTACATCAATAAGTGCGATAAGCGTATGCTCAGTAGTTTCAGCGCGTTGCAGCAGGCTATCGCTGTAACCAAGGGAAACCCGTTCAAAAAGATTGATAAGACCGTTTATGAAAAGCAGGTCGAAGAAATTGTAGAGGCCCTCAGCGCCACCGAACCGTCGTCCATGCAGACCTATCTCCGTGACGCTCTCCGAGCGCCTGAGCAGAGGAAAGATTATTACATTGGACATGACGGACAGGTGTATCTCCCGGCCTCATAGCACGAAAGGATAAAATAGCCATGAGCAGAAACGGAACCAATAAGCGTGGAGCGGGCGGCATCCTTCTTGATGTGATCCTTACTCTCTGCACCAGTGGACTTTGGCTTTTGTGGATACTAATCCGCTATCTGCGGAATAACAGTTGACCAATACCAATTTGATATTTCTGGTTTAGCCGGGATGCCTACGGGTGTCTCGGCTTTTTTTTATGCTCTTTTTGTTTCCGCGAAAAAAACAGACTCTTTTATGGAGAGGAATAGAATGTGCTTTGCATTTTGCAACATTCTACGCCTCTCCTCTTTATTTTTGCCGAAAGGAGGCCTCAACGATGGCCAGAAGCTCCAAGCTGGAGAGCGGGTTTCAGGATCGTCTGATTGCAACGCTCAAGACGATGTTCCCCGGGTGCATGGTATTTAAGATGGACCAGCGCCAGGGCATTCCCGACCTGCTGATTCTTCATGGCAGGAAGTGGGCCTCCTTAGAATGCAAGCAGTTTGCGCGGGCCAAGAGGCAGCCGAACCAGGATTACTATGTTGGAAAAATGAACGATATGTCTTTTTCCCGATTTATATCTCCCGAGAACAAGGAGGAAGTGTTGCATGATCTTCAACAAGCACTCGAACCTTGAAGGACAGCACGCGTTTCTTGGCGCAAGCAAATACCACTGGATCAATTACAGTGAGGACAAGGTCGCCGACTCCTATCTTCGCTTTCTGGCGACTGTGAGAGGCACCGAACTCCATGACTTCGCGGCCCGCTGCATTCGGCTGGGCCAGAAATTGCCGAAATCCCAGAAAACGCTGAATATGTATGTCAATGACGCCATTGGCTACAAAATGCTCCCAGAGCAGATCCTCTATTATTCGGAGAACTGCTTTGGAACGGCGGATGCCATTGGTTTCCGCAACAATTTTCTGCGGGTTCACGATTTGAAGACTGGTGAAATTCAGGCTCACATGGAGCAGCTTTATATTTATGTTGCTCTTTTCTGCTTGGAGTATCATATCAAGCCAGCTGACATTGAAATTGAATGCCGCATTTATCAACACGACCAAATTTTGTATGACCAACCTTCAGTAGAAATCATTGTCCCCATCATGGACAAGATTATCACCGCTGATAAGGTCATCAAAAAAATTAAGGAACAGGAGGGATGATCCGTGAACCCCATTGAGGAAAATATTCTGATGCACTACGGCGTCAAGCGGCGCTCTGGCCGCTATCCGTGGGGTTCTGGTGAAAACCCCTATCAGCGCAGCGGCGATTTTCTGGCCCGGGTTGAAGAACTTCAAAGCCTTGGAAAATCCGAGAAAGAAATTGCCAGCGAAGTTGGTCTGACAACGACTGAACTTCGGATGCAAGTTCGTGTCGCCAAGCATGAACGGAGAGCTTTGCTGGCTGACCGGGCTCGCTCTATGCGGGATGATGGAAAAACCTTGGATGAAATCGCATCTGCTTTGGGCTTTGAGAACGATTCTTCTGTTCGTGCTCTTCTGAATGAGAATACGGCGAAGAACAAGAACAAGGCCCAGGAAACTGCGGAAATTCTGAAAAAAGAACTTGCAGAAAAAGGCGCTCTTGATGTTGGTGTCGGTGTGGAACAGCAGCTTGGCGTGTCTTCTGGGGTTCTTCAGGAGGCCCTGTTCATTTTGGAAACCGAGGGCTATAACCGTTACGGCGTCGGCGTTCCTCAAGTGAATGACCCCTCTAAGCGGACGATTACCCCGGTTATTTCAAATCCGGACATCACTCAGAGAGACGCGTACCAGAACCTGAGTTTGGTCAAGTCTGTCGGAGAATACCATTCCTCTGACGGCGGTGAGTCCTGGGACAAGCGGGAATACCCTACAAGCATCAGTTCAGACCGGGTTAAAATCCTCTATGGTGATGAGGGCGGAAAAAACAAAGACGGCGTGATTGAGCTCCGCCGCGGCGTGGCCGATCTTGACCTTGGGGACTCTCATTATGCCCAGGTTCGCATTCTGGTAGATGGAACCCATTATCTCAAGGGAATGGCCATGTATTCTGATGATATGCCGGATGGCGTAGACATTGTGTTCAACACAAACAAGCAGTCCGGCACGCCCAAGATGGATGTCATGAAGAAGATCAGTGATGATCCGGATAACCCTTTCGGAGCGTTCATCAAGGCTAATGGACAGAGCTATTATCCAGACCCCAATGGTAAGTACATCGACCCTGTCACCGGAGAGAAGAAATCTCTTTCCGCCATCAACAAGCTGAAAGAAGAGGGCGACTGGGATAAGATGAGCAGGAACCTGTCTTCTCAGTTCCTTTCCAAACAGCCAATGAAACTTATCAAAAAGCAGCTCGATCTTACTTATGCTGATGCCGCTGATGAGTTTGATGAGATCTGTTCTCTGACAAACCCCACGGTTAAGCGAAAGATGCTTCTTGACTTTGCTGATGAGTGTGATTCTGCCGCAGTTCATCTGAAGGCGGCGGCGCTTCCACGGCAGAGTACCCAAGTTATCCTTCCTATCACAGCGTTGAAAGAAACAGAGGTATTTGCCCCCAATTACCGGGATGGGGAAAAGGTGGCTCTTGTTCGATACCCCCATGCTGGTACATTTGAGATTCCTGTTCTTACCGTCAACAATAAAAACCAGTCGGCAATCTCCATTTTAGGCCGAAATATTCGGGATGCCATCGGTATCAATCCAAAGGTCGCGGAGCGCCTGTCTGGCGCAGACTTTGATGGAGACCAGGTTGTCGTCATACCAACAGGTAGCAAGGTAAACATCAAGTCAACCAGGGCCCTGGATGGCCTGAAGGACTTCGACCCCAAAACTCAGTATTCCACTGAGGGGCGTACTGGAGTCCGGCTTCTGTCAAAAGAGGCCACCCAGCTTGAGATGGGCAAAATCTCCAACCTTATCACCGATATGACCCTGAGAGGGGCCAAGGAGAGCGAACTGGTTCGTGCAGTCAAGCACAGCATGGTGGTTATCGATGCCGCTAAGCACAAACTGGACTATAAGCAGTCTGAAAAGGACAACGGTATTGCGGAGCTGCGAAAGGCGTACCAGGGCTATGTGGATGAGGATGGCCGGGAGGTAGGTGGAGCATCCACCCTTCTGTCCAGGCGCAAACAGGATGTCCGTGTGCCGGAACGCCAAGGGAGTGGTCGCATTGACAAGGACACCGGCAAGGTGATTTATAAGGAGTCTGGCCGTACTTACATCGACCCAAAGACGGGCAAAGAGGTAAGGGCCACCACCAAGGCTAAGCTTCTGGAAGTAACCGATGATGCCCATAAGCTGTCCTCCGGCACCCTCCAGGAAGAGGCCTACGCCGACTATGCCAATAAAATGAAGGCCCTGGCAAACGAGGCCCGGAAAGAGTACACAAGAACAGGCACGCTCAAGTATTCCAGTAGTGCTAAGGCCGCTTATCAGCCTGAAGTAGACCGCTTGATGTCTGCACTTAGAGTGGCGACCATGAACGCGCCTCGTGAAAGAGAGGCTCAGCGTATCGCAAACTCTAAGGTAAAGGCCAAAGTTCAGGATAACAACATCACTGACAAGGATGAGATTTCCAAAATTCGGAGAGCTGCAATCAGCGATGCCAGAACAATGACTGGAGCAAGCGGAAAGCGGGCTCGTATCACTATTACAGATGGTGAATGGGAAGCTATTCAAGCTGGAGCAGTTTCGGATACGTTTTTAACCCAGATTCTCCGTTACGCAGATCCTGACACCGTCAGAGAAAGAGCAACGCCAAGAACCAGTACGCAACTGTCGACTGCTCGTATCAACAGGATTAAAGCAATGGCCAATTCCGGCAACACAAATGCTGAGATTGCTCAGGCTTTGGGCATTTCTACTTCTGTTGTGTCGAAGTATTTGAATGAATGAAAGGAGTGAGAGCAGATGGCAAAGTGTATGTTGACAACTCATGACAACCCATACGACCCTTTTACCCAGTACGAGGCTTGGTATCACTTTGATGAAGGAAAAGGTTATCATTCTTGCGCCTACTTAGCTCGAATTGCTCGCACTTCTGATCGGCTTTCGGAAGAAGAAAATGACCAAGAAATTGAGCGAGCTATTAACGACATCATTAAATACGATGTTCTCGGCATCTATAAGAAGGTCAAGCAGTCAGAAACAGAAAAAGTTAGCTAAATTGTTTCTGATTGATGGTGATCCACTATGGACTGCCCGCGATTTTTGGCGTCCCCGTTAAACATAAGGGGGGGGGTCTGAAAAATGATACCCCCTCCTGCATCGCGGCGGTCCTCGAAAAAGCCCCGGCGGATATTTTTGAAAAATGTTTTTGGGTGCGGAGCAGCATTTGCAGGAGCTCACAAGGTCAGTTTCGGCTTTGTGGGCTCTTTTCCTCCATCTTTTTTTAAGATGTCTTTCTCCTTTCGGCCTTACTATGATCGGGCTGACTTTGTGAGTTCTTTCAAATGCTGCTCAAACCCTATCAAATCTATGGAAATACTCGGAGAGAGGAGGCGATTTCTTTGCCTAAAGCAAGGATAACCAGTTCTTCTGGAAGAAAAATTCGACCGGCACTCTCGCCGGAAGCACGAGAAAACCAAATGATCTCGCTGGCGGTGGATCTGGCGGAAAAACAGTTGATTGAAGGAACCGCCTCTTCTCAGGTCATTACACATTTTTTGAAGCTTGGCTCTACCAAAGCGCAGATTGAGAAAGAACTTCTGTCCAAACAGGTAGATCTGGCGGAAGCGAAGGCCGAGTCAATCAAGTCCCAGAAGGATATGGAAAAGGTTTATCTTGACGCTATGGCCGCTATGCGGGAGTACAGAGGGGAAAGTGAAGCGGATGATGACGAGGATTAGAACCTATTCTGAACTCATCCAGCTCGAAACTTTTGAGGAACGATATCGGTATCTCCGGCTTTCAGGAGCGGTGGGCGAGGAAACTTTTGGATTTGACCGTTATCTGAACCAGCTGTTCTACCGTTCTCCGGAATGGAAAGAGGCCCGTAACCAAGTCATTATTCGGGATAACGGATGCGACCTCGGCATCGAGGGGCGGGAAATTCATGGCCGGGTGCTGATTCACCACATGAACCCCATTACAGCAAAGGATATCCGAGAGCGGAGTGACCTCCTTCTCGACCCGGAGTTCCTGATTACAACAATTCACAGCACTCACCAAGCAATCCATTACGGAGACGAAACATTGCTGATGCTAACGCCTATTGCGAGAAGCAGAGGCGACACCTGTCCGTGGCGGCGATAAGGAGGGGCGTTTCGTGTATGAGTTTCGATGGGTGCGCGGCCATGTGGAAATCTTTTCCCATGGTCAGTTTCAGTTCTCCGCAGACACCATAGAGGAAGCGACGCGGGAATTGAATTCTATCACAGAAGAAGGAGGAACAACATTATGCAAAACGATTCCAAAAGTCGCAGACCCTGTGCAGCAGTGAAACCGCTTTCTGCCGTAAGGAGGATGCCGCATGGACATGACTGAGAGCATCCTGACCTCCATCAAGAAGCTGCTGGGCATCGAAGAAAGTTATACCCATTTCGATCCCGACCTGATTATGCACATCAACTCCGTGTTTTCCATCTTACGGCAGATGGGAGTCGGTCCTGCCGAAGGCTTCGCCATCACGGATGAAGACCAAGAGTGGAAGGACTTTCTTGGCGGAAATCCGGCGGCTTTTTCTTTTGTGCGCACCTATATGCACCTGAAGGTCAAACTCATCTTCGATCCGCCGCTTAGTTCCGCCGCCATTGACGCCATCAATCAGCAGATCAAAGAGCTTGAGTGGAGGCTCTATGTGGAGGCCGACCAGCAGAGCAATCAATCAGGAGAGGAGGACCTTCAAAATGGAACGCAATGAACTCTACCACTATGGGATTAAAGGGATGCGATGGGGCGTCCGGAGATTCCAGAACAAAGACGGCTCCTATACCGCAAAAGGAAAGAAACGCTATGCCGGAAAAGGCGAGCAGGAACATGACGATTACAAGAAGGCTCACAGCAGCAAAAGCGTAAAGACCATGAGCGATGCTGAACTACGTAGCCGGCTGAACCGCCTTCAAATGGAGCAGCAGTACAGCAAGCTGTCCGGGAGCGATGTAAGCAGAGGCAAGGCCTTTGTATCCAAGAGCATGAAGGCAGCCACCGCCGCGGCAACGGCCACCACGACTGCGATTACTCTCTATAACAATGCGGACAAGATTAAGAAAATCATAGAGGGTCTCGCCCGCAAGAAGTAAGGAGAGAAACGCTATGGCATTATCAAACACTGCCGTTCCCAAATACTACGGCATGTTTCGTGATGCCGTGATTCGGGGCGAAATCCCGGTGTGCAAGGAAGTCTCCATGGAGATGAACCGGATTGATGACCTAATCGCCAATCCGGGTATCTACTACGACGACCAGGCGGTAGAGGGCTGGATCAAATACTGCGAGTCGGAGCTGACCTTAACAGACGGCTCCGATCTTCATTTATTAGACAGCTTCAAACTCTGGGGAGAGCAGGTGTTCGGCTGGTACTACTTTGTAGAGCGAACAGTCTACCGGCCCAACAAGGACGGCCATGGCGGCCGATATGTCAAGAAGATGATTAAAAAGCGCCTGATCAACAAGCAGTATTTGATTGTCGGGCGCGGCGCCGCCAAGTCGATATATGACGCCTGCATCCAGTCCTTCTTTGAGAATGTGGACGCCACTACTACCCATCAGATCACCACCGCGCCGACCATGAAACTGGCCGAGGAGGTTGTATCGCCCATCCGAACTGCCATCACCAGAGCGCGGGGGCCGCTATTCAAGTTTCTGACAGAAGGCTCCCTCCAAAATACCACCGGTTCGAGGGCGGGACGGGTCAAACTGGCCTCCACCAAGAAAGGCATCGAGAACTTTCTCACAGGCTCCCTTATCGAGATTCGGCCCATGTCCATTAACAAGCTTCAGGGTCTGCGATGCAAGATCGCCACTGTAGACGAGTGGCTCTCCGGCGACATTCGAGAGGATGTCATCGGTGCCATCGAGCAGGGCGCATCAAAGGTGGACGACTACCTCATTATCGCCACCAGTTCCGAGGGCACCGTCCGAAACGGAGCGGGCGACACCATCAAAATGGAGCTTATGAACATCCTCAAGGGGGATTACTTCAATCCTCATGTGTCCATCTGGTGGTACAAATTGGACTCAGTTGACGAGGTTGGCTATCCGGAAATGTGGATGAAGGCCAATCCGAACTTGGGAAAGACCGTTACCTATGAGACCTATCAGCTGGATGTGGAACGGGCAGAAAACGCCCCAGCAGCACGAAACGATATTTTGGCGAAGCGTTTCGGTCTTCCGATGGAGGGCTACACCTATTACTTTACCTATGAGGAAACCCTTCCCCACCGGAAACGGGTGTTCTGGAACATGCCATGCGCTATGGGCATCGACCTGTCACAAGGAGACGACTTCTGTTCCTTCACCTTTTTATTTCCACTGCGGGATGGAAGTTTTGGCGTAAAAACCCGGAACTATATCAGTTCCCGAACATTGAACAAGCTCCCCGCCGCCATGCGAGTCAAGTATGATCAGTTCATGGAGGAAGGAAGCCTGATTGTTCTGGAAGGAACGGTACTGGATCTGACACTGGTTTATGAAGATCTGGACAACCACATTACCGACAAAGGCTATGATGTGCGATGCGTGGGCTACGACCCGTATAATGCGCAGCAGTTTATTGAGCGGTGGGCCAATGAAAACGGCCCCTTCGGCATTGAAAAGGTCATTCAAGGTTCCAAGACGGAGTCCGTTCCTTTGGGCGAGCTGAAGAAGATGTCCGAAGACCGGATGCTTCTATTTGACGAGGAACTGATGACCTATGCCATGGGAAACTGCATCACGCTGGAGGACACCAATGGCAACCGGAAACTGCTGAAGAAACGGTATGAGCAGAAGATCGACGCCGTTGCGGCCATGATGGACGCATACATTGCCTATAAGGCAAACCGTGAGGCATTTGAATAAACGCAGCAACCGTAGATTTCATCTGAAGTCTGCGGACTTTTTATACCCAAAAACAGGAAGGAGGCGAGCGTCTGGATGGAGATTGCATTCGGTTCCCGGCTGAAACATGCTTGGAACGCGTTCTTCAACCGCGACCCCTATGGGGGATACAGGCTGATTGGGCCGAGCTATTCTTATCGGCCGGACAGGCCTCGTTTCAGCCGGGGAAATGAGCGTTCCATCGTCACATCAGTCTATAACCGCATCGCCATGGACGCGGCGGCCTGCGTTCTGCGGCATGTTCGTCTGGATGAAGACGGCCGCTTTCTCTCCGAGATGGACACAGGGCTGAATACCTGCCTGACCTTGGAGGCCAATCTGGACCAAACGGGCCGGGCGTTCAGCCAAGATGTGTATATGTCCATGATGGACGAGGGCTGCGTGGCTGTGATCCCTGTGGATACGACCTTGAACCCGGATGAAACCAACTCCTACGACATCCTGTCCATGCGGACGGGGCGCATTTTGGAGTGGTATCCCCAGCATGTCAAGGTGCGGGTCTACAACGATCGCACAGGCGAAAAAGAGGACATCGTGGTGCCCAAGAACAAGACGGCCATCATCGAAAACCCCTTCTATGCCGTGATGAACGAGCCGAACTCTACCAGCCAGCGGCTGATTCGGAAACTGAACATTCTGGACGCCATCGATGAACAAAGCGCGTCCGGCAAGTTAGACATCATCATTCAGCTTCCCTACATCATCAAGACCGAGGCAAGGCGTCAACAGGCGGAAAAACGCCGTAAGGATATCGAAGAGCAGCTGGCAGGTTCCAAGTACGGAGTCGCCTACACCGATGGGACGGAACATATCACTCAGCTCAACCGCCCCGTGGAGAACAAGCTGATGTCCCAGATTGAATACCTGACGAGTATGCTTTACAGCCAGTTGGGTATCACGCAGGAGATCATGAACGGCTCCGCGGATGACAAGACGATGCTGAATTACTATGACCGGACCATCGAGCCTATGGTATCCGCCTTTGTTGACGAAGCGAAGCGGAAGTTTTTAACCAAGACCGCCCGGTCGCAGCGGCAGTCCATTGTGTTCTTCCGAGACCCCTTCAAGCTTGTGCCGGTATCCGAAATCGCGGAGATCGCGGACAAGTTCACCCGCAACGAGATCATGACCTCCAATGAGATCCGGCAGGTGGTGGGGATGAAGCCCTCGAAGGACCCCAAGGCGGATGAACTCCGCAACAGTAACATCAGCGCGGCCAAGGAAAGCCTTCCGGCTCCCTCTGGCACAGAGAAACCGACACCAAAGGAGGAGACAAATCAAAATGAAGAAACCGAAGTGTGATTGCAGCGGCTGGGCAACCAGAAATAATCTGGTCTGCGGTGACGGCCGGGTTATCCGAAAGGACGCCTTTGCCGACTGCGACGGCACCACCGTCCCTCTGGTCTGGAACCATCAGCACAACGACCCTCTCAATGTTCTGGGCCATGCCCTGCTGGAAAACCGGCAGGACGGCGTGTACGCCTATTGTACCTTCAACGACACGGAGAGCGGCAAGGCGGCCAAGCTGTTGGTTCAGCATGGCGATGTGGAGGCGCTCTCCATCTATGCCAATCAGCTTAAACAGCAGAACCGGGATGTAATTCACGGGATGATCCGCGAGGTCAGTCTGGTCGTGGCCGGCGCCAACCCCGGCGCATTTATCGACTTTGTAGACCTTGCCCACGGCGAGGGTGCGGAGCAGGAGATCATCATTGGCACTGGCGAAGGCATTAGTCTTACCCATGCGGAGGACGGTAAGGATGATGACGGTGAAGACCAGAAAGAGACCTCTGATGATAAGAAGGAACGCCCTGAGGATGACGGCGAAACAATGAAAGAGGTGTTCGACTCCCTCACCGACAAGCAGAAGAATGTTGTCTACGCCCTTATCGGACAGGCCTTGGAAGAGGGCGGGTCTGAAGAGGAGGACGACCCCGAGGACAAGTCCGACGGCCAACAGGCCGTGAAACACTCTGAAGGAGGAGATAAGACTATGAAGTACAATGTTTTTGACAAGCCTGATGACAACCGGGAGACCGTTCTGAGCCACTCCGCTCAGGAAGAGATCATCAGCAACGCCAAGACCAAGAGCATCGGCACGCTTCAGGGCGCAATGAAGCTCTATGCCGAGCAGCACAGCGATATTCTGAAGCATGGTATCGATGACATCGAGGCGCTGTTCCCCGATTACCGTGACCTTCGTCCCGGCGCTCCCGAGGTGGTCAGCCGTGACCAGGGCTGGGTCACTGTGGTCATGAATAAGGTTCACAAGAGCCCCATCAGCCGTATCCGCACCAAGCAGATGGACGCCCGCCGAGACACCATCCGGGCCAAGGGTTATAAGAAGGGCAGTCTGAAGACGCCTTCCGGCAACATGAAGCTCATTACCCGGACCACCGACCCGCAGACCGTTTACATCACCGACGCCATGAACCGTGATGACAAGATCGACATTACCGACTTCGATGTGGTGGAGTACCAGTACGGCGTGATGCGTCAGACGCTGAACGAAGAGCTGGCGGTAGCTATCATGATCGGCGACGGCCGCGAAGAGGGCGATGAGCACAAGATCTATCAGGAGCACATCCGCTCCATTTGGAATGACGACGACCTGTATGCCATCCATTACCCCGTAGATGTAGATGCGGCCAAGGAGGAGCTTCAGGGCGCCAACACCGCAAACAATTTCGGCGATAACTACATCTATGCGGAGGCCGTCATTACCGCAGCCCTCTACTCCAGAGAGCAGTATAAGGGCACCGGGACGCCCGACTTCTACTGCGACCCCCATCTGCTCAATGTGATGCTGCTGGCCCGAGATCTGAACGGCCGCCGCATCTACGACTCCAAGAGCGATCTGGCCAAGGCGCTGAATGTCAACGACATCTACACTGCCGAGCAGTTTGCCGGTCTTGTCCGCACCGACAGCGATACCCACCAGCACAAGCTCCTGGGTATCTTCGTGAACCTGTCTGACTACACCCTGGGCGCTACCAAGGGCGGCGAAATCACCCGGTTCAATCAGTTCGACATCGACTTCAACCAGGAGAAGTACATGATTGAGACCCGGCTGTCCGGCGCCCTGACTCGCATCCAGTCCGCCATCGTACTGGAGGAGCTTGTGGGAGCTTAAAACTCCCATGGGCATTTACTTTTGAATGGAGGTACGCGTCATGAACAAAATTTATGAGCATAGCAAGGATGTCCATGTGAAGAACTATGTGGTCTACGGCAAGACCGGGGACAAGAAACTCTATTACGAGCCCGAGTACAAGACCCAGGTGAGCAAGGCCGACATGGAGGACGCCTTCCTCAAGGGCCTGCTGCTGATCGACGACGGCACCAACAAGCTGATCCCCGTGGCCATGACCGCCGCCACCGTTACCACGGTGAAGGCCGGTTCCACCGCCGTGGAGCCCACTGTCGGGAACGCCGCCACAACCTGAGGAATTCAAAATGGCAAAGTTTTATGGAGCGGTGGGCTATGCTGAGCTGGTGGAAACGGCGCCTGGTGTGCGGGAGGAGAAAATCGTCGAGCGAAAATACTACGGCGAATTAGTTCGTAATACCCGCCGGCTGCAATCTTCCGAGCATCTCAATGACGATATCAACATCGCAAATGAGGTCAGCATAGTCGCCGATCCATTTGCCAACCAGAACTTTCACAAAATGCGGTATGTAGAATATATGGGCGCCAGGTGGAAGATCAGCAATGTGGAGGTGCAGTTCCCGCGCCTTATCCTGACGATCGGAGGGCTTTACAATGGGCCGAAGGCTACTGCTTCACGCGGTTCTGTGTAAACTTCTGAACTGTCCGGAGATGGGAGATGAATGCCGGGTTTATTTTCAGCCTCCTCCCAATGTGGAGATGGAATATGACTGTATCGTCTATGAGCGCAGCCGCATGGACACCGACTTTGCAGACAACCTGCCTTATACCATCCAAAACCGCTATCAAGTTACGGTTATTTACCGCAATCCGGACAGCGCGCTTCCCGGGGAGATTGCCAAACTCCCCAGATGTTCGCATGAACGGCATTTTACATCTGACAACCTGAACCACGATGTGTTCAACCTATACTTTTGAAGGAGGAACAACCTATGAGTACCAAAGGAAGAATTGTATGGGACAAGGTCGGCGAGCGTTTCTTTGAAACCGGTCTGGACCGCGGCGTCCTCTTCCCCATGGGGAGCAACAGCCAGTATGGCGATGGCGTGGCTTGGAACGGCCTGACCGCCGTCAACGAGAGCCCTTCCGGCGCAGAGGCCAATCCCCAGTACGCCGATAACATCAAGTACCTGAACCTGATGAGCGCGGAGGACTTCGGCGCTACTGTGGAGGCTTATACCTATCCCCCCGAGTTCGAGGCCTGCGACGGAACCGCGGAGATCGCCCCCGGCGTAACCATCGGACAGCAGGCACGCAAGGTCTTCGGCTTGAGCTACCGCACCCTGATCGGCAATGATGTGGACGGTCAGGAGCACGGCTACAAGATCCACCTGATCTACGGCGCGCAGGCTTCTCCCTCTGAGAAGAACCGCCAGACGGTCAACGACTCCCCCGAGGCAGTCGCCTTCAGCTGGGAAGTCAGCACCACCCCCGTGGATGTGCCCGGTTTCAAGCCTACCGCCCACCTGACCATCGATTCCACCAAGACCGATCCGGACAAGCTGAAGGCCTTCGAGGATATCCTCTATGGCAAGGACGCCACCAGCGAGCCCTCTGTTGAGGCCGTGGCGCCCAGACTGCCTATGCCTGCGGAAATTATCACTCTTCTGGCTGCGGAGGGCGGCTGATATTTTCCACGCCGAACTTATCCACCTGCAAAAGCGGGGCTCTCTTCTGATATGTACCCAGAATTCTGGACACATAAAAAATTGAATTAGGTGCACATGGATGCCTCTCTGAATTTTGTAGGAGGCATCCATTTTGTTTTCTCTTGGATTCTTTCGTTGTTGTAGTAATTTATGTAGCCGTCAACAGCCTTGGCAAATGTTTCAAAAGAGGAATACTCTTTTTCATGCCCGTAGAACATCTCGTTTTTCATCCGTCCAAAGAAGGTCTCCATGATGCAATTGTCGTAACAGTTGCCCTTCCTTGACATGGATTGAATGATTTTGTGATCTTTAAGTGCCTGCCTGAAGTACACGTGCTGGTACTGCCACCCTTGATCAGAGTGAAAGATCAGGCCATCTACAGAGGGAAACTTCGTAAAGGCGCCGGCCAACATTCTCTGGATCTGTTCCATATTGGCACTTTGAGATAAATCATAAGAAATGATTTCGTTTGTGTTCATGTCGAGTATAGGAGAGAGATAACACTTCCCCCACGAAAAACCGAACTGAGATACATCGGTAGTCCATTTTTGCATAGGAGCTGTCGTGCTGAAATCCCGGTCAAGGATATTCTCAGCAACCTTGCCGACCTCGCCCTTGTAGGAATGATACTTTTCCTTTGGGCGCTTTCCTGCCAACCCCATAGTGTGCATAAGCCGTTGTACCCGCTTATGATTGACCTTGTGGCCGCGCTTTATCAGTTCCTGATATACTCTTCGCACACCGTAGCGGCCTTTATGCTGTGAGAAAATGTCTTTGATTTCATCTGCCAAGCAATGGTTTCGAACAGCAACTTGATCGGCCTTGCTCAACTCAAAATAATAGGTAGACCGTGCCATCTGCATAGATTTCAACAGATATTTCAATTGGTATCCTTTTTCACGCAGCTCTTTGATGATCGCTGCTTTCTCGCCTTGAGTTGCGCTGCGTGCCTCTCTTCTCTCAAGGCGATCTCTTTTTTTATAACTTCATTCTCCGCCTTTATATACTCGTTTTCTGCCCGAAGCCGGATCAATTCTTCTCGTTCGGATTCATTCAGTGGCCTTGCTTCTTCCTTTTTCATTTGGGGTACCCCTTTACTTGGACGACCTTTTTTCATTTCTACCAGGCCATTATACCCCTTTGTTTTATAGTTTTGAACCCATTGATACAATAGTCTATCTTGAATACCGGCCTCGATTGCCACTGACACACAGGATTTTCCGGACATTACTTGGGATACTAGTTCCAGCCGTTCTTCTGGTGTCCAGTTCCTGTTGAAATTTTTGTGTTTCAGTGCTTCTGGACCGCGGCTATCCTCTGCTCTTACCCATAGTCTCACTTTATCCCGAAAGGATTTATCGCTAACACCTTCCGGCGTTTCTGGCCATTTTCCTTCTCGATACAGTTCTACACATTTCCTTTTGTACTCATATGTGTACCGCATAATAATACCCCCTCTACTGGGTGTCCAGTAAAGGGGGTACATATCATTCACCGAGGGCTCCGCTTTTTTTATTTATTGAAAGGAGAAGCACATCATGCTGAAAAAGACCATTACCTACACCGATTACAACGGCAACTCCCGCACGGAGGATTTTTACTTCAATCTGAACGAGGCTGAACTGGCCGAGATGGTGGTATCCGTGGACGGCGGCCTTACCGCTATGATCCAGCGCATCGTGGCGGCACAGGACGGCAAGCAGATCATCGCCACCTTCAAGGACATCGTACTCCGGGCCTATGGCGAGAAGTCCCCGGATGGCCGCCGGTTTATCAAGAGCCCGGAGCTTCGGGACGCCTTCTCTCAGACGGAGGCCTATGTGAAGCTGTTTATGGAACTGTCTACGGACCACGATGCCGCGGCCGTATTTATCAACGGCATTATTCCGCCTCCCAAGAAAGAGGACGGCGAGACGCCGGCACTGGCCCCTTCCAACTGAGAAAACACTGAGGTGACCAGAGATGCTGAAGGTTGTAGTACCGGCGTCCGAGCAATTCGATGACGCTACCGGGTGCTTTATCAACACGAAGAAACAGGTTCTCCAGCTGGAGCACTCTCTGGTCTCCCTTTACAAATGGGAGTCAAAGCACTGCAAACCTTTTCTTTCCAGAGAGCCCAAGACTACGGAGGAGTCCATTGACTACATCCGGTGCATGACTATTACCCAGAATGTGGACCCGAATGTCTATCATGCGGTGACAAAAGACATTATCGACCAAGTAAACGCCTATATCGACGCCCCGATGACTGCAACGACCTTCCCGAAGGAGACGGGGCGAAGCGCTAACCGGGATATTATCACGGCGGAGATCATTTACCACTGGATGATCATCCACCACATCCCATTCGAGTGTCAGAAATGGCACCTGAACCGGCTGCTGACATTGATCCGCGTCTGCGATGCAAAGAGCCAGCCGCCAAAGAAGATTCCGAAGAGCGAGCAGATTGCGCGAAACCGCGCGCTGAATGCCGCCAGACGGAAACGGTGGAATACGAGAGGATGAGAGAACCGGCATGATCAGATTCAGACAACAGGGCGACTTTACCAAGCTGACCCGCTTTCTGGAACGGGCGAAAGAGGCAATCCACCTCGGAGACCTTGACCGGTACGGCAAGGCCGGTGTGGCCGCCCTGTCGTCTGCAACGCCGGTAGAGTCCGGCGAAACGGCCCGTTCTTGGTATTACGAAATCAAACACCAGAAGGGGTCCGTCACGATCTCATTCTGCAATTCAAACATTCAAAATGGAGTCCCCATCGCCATCATTCTCCAATATGGGCATGGCACTGGGACTGGAGGCTGGGTCCAAGGGAGAGATTACATCAACCCCGCGATCCGGCCTATTTTTGAGCAGATTGCAAAAGACGCATGGAGGGAGGTTACGCGGCCATGAGCACTACGATTGACGAAAAGGTTGTTAAAATGCGATTTGACAACCAGCAGTTCGAGTCGAATGTGCAGACCAGCCTAAATACGCTGGACCGACTCAAGAAGAGTCTTGACATGGAGGGTGCGGCAAAGGGGCTGGAACAGGTCAACGACGCGGCAAAGCGGTGTGATATGTCCAAGCTCAGCGGTGCGCTGGAGACCGTTCAGGCCAGATTTTCCTCCTTGGAGGTCATGGCAGTGACCGCCTTGGCCAATATTACGAATTCGGCAGTCAACGCAGGAAAGCGGATGCTTGCGGCATTTACCATCGACCCAATCAAGAGCGGCTTTGATGAGTATGAGCTGAAGATGGGCTCTATTCAGACCATCATGGCCAGCACAGGCGAAAGTCTGGATGTCGTCAACCAGAAGCTGGACGAGCTGAATACTTATTCGAACCGAACCATCTATTCTTTCGCCGACATGACCGAGAATATCGGCAAATTTACCAATGCCGGCGTCAATCTGGATGACGCGGTGGCGGCCATTCAGGGTGTGGCCAATGTGGCGGCTGTATCGGGCGCAAATGCCAACGAGGCGTCCCGAGCCATGTATAATTTTGGTCAGGCACTGTCCTCCGGCAGCGTCCGGCTGATTGACTGGAAATCCATCGAGCTGGCCAATATGGCCACCGTGGAATTCAAGGAACAGCTGATTGAAACGGCTGTGGAGCTGGGGACGCTGGTAAAGGTGGGCGATCAGTACCAGTCCACCACCACGGATCTGAACGGGAAGGTCTCTGACCTGTTCACGACCACTACCATGTTCAATGACTCCCTCAGCAGTCAGTGGATGACCACGGATGTTCTGACTAAAACCTTGGGCAAGTATGCTGATGAAACAACGGACATCGGTAAGAAGGCCTTCGCCGCGGCACAGGATGTCAAGACTTTCAGCCAGTTAATCGACACGCTGAAGGAGAGCGCACAGTCCGGCTGGGCGGAAACCTGGCAGCTTATTGTGGGCGATTATGAGGAAGCCAAAAAGACCCTCACGGAATTCAATAACTTCTTCAGCAATATTATCAGCGCGTCTTCCGAAGCGCGCAACTCCCTGCTGAGCGGGGCGCTGATGTCCAGCTGGGGGCAGCTAAAGGACACAGTTAAAGAGGTCGGCTTTTCAGTGGACGATTTTCGGACCGCCCTTCAGGAGACCGCCTCGGAAACCGTTACCGACTTTGACAAGATGGTGGAGGAAGCGGGTTCTTTCGACGACACCCTGTCCAAAGGCTGGCTGACCACGGATATTCTGGTTCAGACGCTGGACAAGCTGGCCAATCAGGCCACCGGCACCACAGAAGGGCTGGCGGCACTGAGCGACGAGCAGCTGAAGAACGCAGGCTATACCGAGGAACAGGTGCAGGCAATCCGCGAACTGGAAAAGCAGGCCAAGAGTGCCACCGGCCCGGTTTCTGAACTGGTGGAAAACATGACCCGGAAGAGCGGCAGAGAACTGCTGTTCGAGTCTTTGCTCAACATCTGCAAGGCGCTTGAGAGCTATTTCAGCGCAGTGAAAGAGGCATGGGCGGATATTTTCCCGCCTGCCACCTCGGAGCAGCTTTATGGCATTATTGAAGGCCTGCATCAGTTTACCCAAGGGCTTATCCTGTCTGAAGGCACGATGGACAAAATCAAGCGGACCTTCAAAGGCGTATTTGCTGTGCTGGACATCGGCGTTCAGGCTTTTACAGCTCTGTTCAACGGTGTTAAACCGCTGTTGTCTGGCCTCGGGACGCTTGCCTCCGGATTTCTTTCCGTTACGGCGGCAGCGGGCGACTGGCTGGTAAACCTCGACGGGGCCATCCGGAAGAACGACATTTTCAACAAAAGCGTTCAGAAGCTGGATAAGCCCCGGACGGACTTCATCGGAACCGCCGTGCCCGCCATTACAGAATTTGCCGACGCGGTGCGGGAAAAGCTGCATCTCCCTACACTGGCGGAAGCAAAGGAGTCGGTGCAGGACTTCTTGAACACCATCAAGGAGAAAATCGGCGCTCCGGGACTGGAGCTGGTTCAGACCCTGATGGAGAAAATCAGCGAGCGGCTCCACGCGGCCGGCGAGGCCTTGGCGGAATTCAAGGACGGCATTCTCTCTTCTTTTGACAACATTGACCCCGCCGTAGCGGGGAGCGCATTCTTCCAAATCATGCAAACCCTGTTCAACGGCGTAAAGACTTTGGCCGGCGGGGCGATCGACGCTTTGAGCGGTGGACTGAGCACCCTAATTACGGCCATTGGCAACGCGGATTTCAGCGGGGTGCTGGACTTTATCAACGCGCTCTCCTTCGGGGGTATTGCGCTGGCCGTCAAGAAATTCACTGAGCCGCTGGAGGCCATTGGTGATATCAAGGACAATGTGGTGGGCATCCTCAACAGCGTAAAGGGCTGCTTTGAGGCCTATCAAACCCAGCTTCAGGCGGGAACCCTGTTGAAGATTGCCGGAGCTATCGCGATCCTCACCGCGGCCATTGTGGCGCTGTCAGTGGTGGATTCGGAAAAGCTCAATGTAGCCTTGGGCGCTATTACGATGCTGTTTGTGGAGCTGATGGCCTCTATGGCGGTGTTCAACACTATCAGCGGCGCAGCGGCCAAGGGACTCTTCAAGAATGCCGCCGCCATGACCCTGATGTCCACCTCAATCCTGATCCTTTCCAGTGCGATGAAGAAGCTGGCGGATTTGGAATGGGAGGATATTGCTCAGGGTTTGGTGGGTATCGCCGGTATGGCAGGTGTTCTGGTGGCGGCTTCCAAACTCATGTCCAGCAGCGGCGCCATCCAAGGGGCGACGAGCCTTGTGGTATTCGCCGCCGCAATCAGCATTCTGGCGTCAGCCTGCAAGAAGCTGTCCACATTGGATTGGGACGCCTTGGCAAAAGGACTGACCGGCGTGGGCGTCCTACTGGCGGAGGTGGCTGTTTTCCTCCGCATAGCGAAGTTTGAAAGCGGCTCGATTTCCACGGCAACCGGCATCGTTGTGCTTGCCGCGGCAATCAACATTCTGGCAATCGCCTGCTCCTCTTTGGGCGGGCTGGATATTCCGACCTTGGTCAAGGGCCTTGCCGGCGTCGCCACGCTATTGGCCGCGCTGGGCGGATTCACTAAGCTGGTCAGCGGCAGCGCCAACATGGTGGGGATTGGGACAGGGCTTGTTCTGGTCGGCGCATCCATGAAGATATTTGCCTCGGCGGTCAGCGATTTGGGCGGTTTGGATATTCCCACACTGGCCAAGGGACTGACCTCTATGGCGGTGGCTCTGGCAGAAATCGCGATTGCGATGAAGTTCATGCCCGACAACCTGATCGGCACCGGAACAGGGCTGGTCATCGTGGCCGCGGCACTGCAAATCGTGGCAAGCGTGCTGAGCCGGATGGGCGGCATGAGTATGGAGGAAATCGGGAAGGGCCTGCTGACCCTCGGCGTATCCCTGACGGAACTAACAATCGCGCTTAAGCTTATGCAGGGCACCTTGTCCGGTTCCGCGGCGCTGCTGGTGGCCTCTACCGCTCTGTTGGCACTGGCTCCGGCCCTACGGCTGATGGGTGGCATGAGCGTGGAGCAAATTGCCAAGAGCCTGATTACGCTGGCAGGAGCTTTTACGGTAATCGGCGTGGCCGGCGCTCTGTTGGCCCCGCTTACGCCGACCATTCTCGCACTGGGCGCGGCTCTTGCGCTGATCGGTGTTGGCGTGGCGGCAACCGGAGCCGGCGTTGCCCTTTTAGCGACCGGCATTACAGCGCTGGCGCTGGCTTTGGCCGGAGGCGCTACTGCTATTGTCGCCGGCGTTACAGCGATTATCAGCGGTGTGGCAGCCCTTATCCCGGCTATATTGACACAGGTTGGCGAGGCTATCATCGCGTTCTGCGAGGTGATCGCCCAAGGCGCACCAGCCATCGGAGAGGCCCTTAAAGCCGTGGTGCTTACACTGATCGATGTACTGGTGGAGTGCGTTCCCGCGCTGGCAGAAGGGGCTTTGACCCTGATTGACGGCGTACTGGCGGGAC